TTACTCGTGAGTAAGAACTGTGCTACTCGCCTCCTCCGTGGCTAGCTGCCCGCCCCACATAAGCCATTCGCGGCTCGCTCCGGTCGCCCGATGAATCGCCTGAATCTTCTCGGTGAGCTTGTGAGGACTGCGCCCGCTTTCAATCCCTTGTAGGGCATTCTCGGTCAATCCAGTGAGCTGGGAAAACTCCCTGCGGCTCATCCTGAGCGCATTTCGCAGGACAACAACCCTGGCGGCAAGAGTGTCTGCCGGAACCCAGTTGTTCCCGTGAACCTTCTCTGCTGTCGTCATGGGTAAATGATGACATCTCTGCAATCTGCATGCAAGAAGATTGCATGCTTGAGCTGCAAGTAAACAGTTCATTCCTAAGTGATGCTTGCAATCAAATTTCATGCATGTAATTATTTCGGCATGAGCGCAAAACTTCTGCTGATCGAGGCTCGGCTCGGTGGTCGAAGACTCCCCGAACTCGTCGGCGCACGCCGGGCACAGGGCAAGTCCTGGCAGGGCATCGCCAACGAAATCCACGACATGACCGGCGTTGCGGTGTCCCGAGAGTCCTTGCGTGCCTGGTGCAATCAGTCCAAGGCGGTGGCCTCGTGAGCGCGCCAGTGATCGTTTCCCCGTTCGACGCGATCCGTCACCTGACTGACGAGGGCCGCGAGTACTGGTCGGCACGTGATCTCATGCCGCTGCTCGGATACGAGAAGTGGGAGCGGTTCGCCGACGCCATCAGCCGTGCCAAGCTTGCCGCCCGCAATGCTGGGTACGACGCAGCGCAAAACTTTCCCGCCTCCGGGAAAGTTTCTGGGAGCCGAGGACCGGCACAGGCTGACTACCACCTCTCCCGGTACGCCTGCTATCTCGTCGCACTCAATGGCGATCCACGCAAGCCTGAAATCGCAGCCGCGCAGACATACTTCGTCATCAAGACCCGTGAGGCCGAGACCGCCACGGCCGCGCCCGCGCTCACGGGCACCGACCTACTCGCCGCCGCCGTGCTCGAAGCCCAGCGGATGATCGAGGCCAAGGATGCTCGAATCGCCGAGCTGGAGCCCAAGGCCGACCTTGCAGATACATACCTCACTGCACAGGGTGGGTCCCGGTTGATCCGGGAAGCCGCCAAGCTGCTCGGCATGCGCGAGCGCGAGTTTCGCCAGTGGCTCCTGGATGAGCGGCTGATCTTCGCCAAACACGCTCCGTGCGGCGCGGTGCAGTACGACCACTACGCGCAGTTCACGCACTACTTCCAAGCGCACGAGCACGTCGTCGCGCACTCATGGGGCAGCTGTGCCCACTACACCTTGCGCATTCTGCCGCGAGGGATGGAACTCATCACCGCACGCTTGGGCCGAATCTCCAAGTAATCGCAAGTCCCACAACTGAATAAGTAAAGACGCTGGCGGTCCCGTCGCCAAACAGAAACCGCCAGCGTCCCCTACCAACCAATCCTACTGAGAGGACTTGGCATGCCCCAACATATCCGCAGGCGGTCGCACGGGCGCCGCCGACCCCGGCTGAGCAGCTACGACGCGATCACCGTTGTGCTAGCCGCTATCGCGGTGCTCGCCGCGATGCTGCTGGCCTCCCCGGACTCGCACGCCGACCCGGTGACCGATGACTTCGTGACGACGAGCGGCTGGCGCGTGTGCAACGAGCTGGACGCGCAGCCCAATTTCGACGGCATCCGGTACTCATATCGGGCACTGTCGGCGCGCGGCTACAGCCTCGATCAGTCGGCCCAAATCATCGCGGGCTCAGTGAAGGTGTGGTGCAAACGCCATGCGCCACTACTCAAGTCATACGCCGACACCTATGCTTCCGCGCCGCAGCAGAGCCAGGGGCGTGCGGCATGACCATCACCTTTGACCCCAACCCGACGTTCGACGAGCTCATGGCCGCGTTCGACAAGGCCGAGCAGAAGTGCTCCCCCAACGTCGCCAACAACGTCTTGGACCTGCAAATCGCTGACCTGTTCGAGAGATTGGGCAATCGCGGTATCGCCGTCCTGGTCGCCAATCAGAAGGCGTGGCGCGAGTCCGTCAAGGAGTCGGGTACAGACCCGCGATGCGCCTGGACCGCCGACGCTACCGCCGAGGTCGTGCTCGTCGAGTTCTTCACCGATCGCGACAACCGGGACAAAGCCAGCGCCGTGCTCAAGGCGGGTGCGTAATGCCCGAGGACACCACACACACTGCAACTGGCTATCTCGTGCTCGAAGCGGCACGTTCGGGCTGGCGGAAAGGGTATGACGGCCTCGGCATGATCGACCACATCAAGGTCGCCGCATACCGGGCCAATCGACCCTCCAAGCTGGAGCGTGACCAGATCGCCGTCAAGGTAGCGATCACCATCGACGACGCCGAATTCTCCCCTATTACAGCGACACTCGCGCTCACCCTCGACCCGTCGCGGGTCATCCATCCTGTTGTCGAGGATCTGGAGCCTGGCGAGTGAATCGGTACTACTGCCCCGTGTGTTGGGCCCGAGTAAAGCGCTCCAGCGGAGGCAATATCACGGGGCATTTCGACACAGTGACCAGGCCTTGCCCCGCTTCGGGATACCCGTTCTCCATTGCGTTGATAACCCAGCTCAACGGTGCCGGGTTGCGGCACACCATCAAGCGGATTCAAGAGCTACGAGAGGCGATTGCCGCATGACAACTACCGCCGAAATCCCAACCGCTGACGGCCTATACAGCGGTATTCCTGATGAGGTCTACCACGCCGACCGCACCAGCTTGTCGTCGTCGGGTGCTCGTGCACTGCTGGCGCCGTCCTCACCCGAGATCTTCCACTACCAGCAGCGGCAACCGCCAGAACCCGAGCCGCAATACGACTTCGGGCAGGTTGCCCACAAGTTCGTGCTGGGCGAAGGCGCCGATATCTGCGAGCTAGATCCGGCCGTTCACGGGCTGAACAAGGATGGCTCCCCCGCCAAGTCGCCCACCGCCACCGCGATGTGGCAGGCAGCAGCCGAGGAAGCGCGCAAGGCCGGTCAGATCCCGATGCACATCGCCGAGGTGGCCAAGGCCAAAGCGATGGCGGCCAGGGTGCACGAGCACCCGCTCGCCGGGCCCCTACTAGCCGACGGGACACCGGAGCTGTCCGGGTACTGGCACGACCGGGAGACGGGCGTGCGCCTGAGGTTCCGGCCCGACTGGCTGCCCAACCCCGGCCGGGGACGGCTGATCGTCGTCGACTACAAGACCAGCGCCAGCGCCTACCCGGGCCACTTCGCCAAGGCCGCAGCCGAATACGGCTACCACCAGCAGGCGCCGTGGTATCTGGACGGCCTGGCCGCGTGCGAAATCGCCGACGACGCCGCGTTCCTGTTCGTCGTCCAGTCCAAAACGGCGCCCTACCCGATCACCGTGGTCGAGCTCAAGCCCGAAGACATCGACCTCGGCCGGCGCCGCAACCGCAAGGCCATCGACCTGTACGCCCAATGCGTCGCCGATGACCACTGGCCCGGCTACGGCGACCACGTGCACTCGGTGTCGCTCCCCAGTTACGCCACCTACCAGCAAGAAGGAGAACTCGATCAGTGACCGTCACCCCCTACCAGCCCATCTCGCCCGCACCGCGCACGGCAGTCAGCCAGGCCACCTCAGTCGAACAGTCGCGCGCCGTCGCCGAGGTCCAATCCGCCGTCATCGTGGCCCAGCAGATCCCGCGTGACATGCAGCGCGCCGAAGCGGAGATGCGCGATACGTGCAATCGATCCGCGATGGCGAAACAGGCCTTCTACCAAGTGCCGAACCGAGGCAACGGCGCATCGGTGCACCTCATGCGCGAACTCGCGCGAGTCTGGGGCAACGTGCAGTACGGCGTCAACGAGCTGCACCGCGACGACTCCCGGGGCGAGTCGGAGGTTCAGGCGTGGGCGTGGGATGTGCAGACCAACACCCGCTCTACGCGCACCTTCATCGTCCCTCATGCCCGCATGTCAAAGGGGCGCCGCCAAGAACTCACCGACCTTGGTGACATCACGAACAACAACAACAATGCGGGCGCTCGCGCTGTCCGCGAGTGCATCAACGCCATCTTGCCCAAGTGGTTTACCGAAGCGGCACAGGACATCTGCAAGGCGACGCTGGAGAACGGCGAGGGCGTGCCCTTGCCCAAACGCATCGAGGACATGATCGCCGGATTCCGTGCCATCGGCGTCTCCCAGGCGCAATTGGAGACCAAGATCGGCAAGAAGCGTGGCGCCTGGGATGCGGGCGATGTCGCACAGATGGGCATCACCTACACCTCGATCACCCGCGATGGCTACGACAAGGCCGAGATGTTCCCGCCGGTCGCAGGAGTGACAACCGACGAGATCAAGGCCAAGGCCCCGGACAAACCGAAGACCGAAGCGGCACCAGCTCCCGAGCAGGCACCAAGCCCCGAGAAGGTCGAGGAAGCACCTGAGGCCAACCCCGCTGAATACAACTCGCGCGGTGAGTTTCTGGCCACCAAAAAGACCATCGGCACCATCCGTGGCCTGCTCGGCAACGCGGGCTATTCCCTGCGCGGCGATGCGGCCACCGTCAAAACGCTCACCTATCTGGCCACTGTCGTCGGCCGCGAAATCGCCGATATCAACGACCTATCCGAAGCCGAGGCAGAGGTAGTGACCGACGTTCTGAACCAACCCACCACAACAGAAGGGAATGAATAACCATGTCCGACAACGACACCGAGAAGAAAGAGGAAGGCACCGAACTCGCGCCCGGCGACATCACCGAGTTCATCGTCGTCTTCACCCAACTCAACAAGGGCCGCACGCAGGTCGAAGCAACCAAGGCGCTGCATGAATGCGTCGAGGCCGCGATGGCCACAGGCAAGAAGACCGGCACCGTCACGATCAAGATCAAGGTCGAGCCGCTGGAGTCCGGCGCAGTCAGCCTCGTACCCGATGTCACCAGCAACCCCGCCAAGGACCCGGCCGGGACGATCTTCTTCGCCGACGGCGAGGGCGGCCTATCCCGCGACAACGCCAGCATGCACTACGGCCTCAGGTAACCCAACCCACCCGAAGGAGTAACACCCATGTCCGACAACACCATTGCACTACCCAAGCACGACGCCGATCTGATCGACGAGCCCGACGCCGACACCCCGCTGTACCTCGTCACCGCCAACGGCGAGAACGGGCTCCAGACCGAGGTTGTCGACGTACGGGGCAAGGTACCCGCCGCATTCCCGCCGCGCGCACCTGAGCGCCGAACCGTCACCGACACAGCCTCATTCCTTGCCGAGGTCACGCGCCGGCCACTACTCCAAGGCCTCTCGACCGTCTGGGGCAACCGCGACAAGGGACAGGTCAGCGTCATCTACAACGAACTCGGCACGGACGCGACGGCGGACTACACCCGCCGAAACGATCTGCTCACTCTTCAGTTCGTCGCGGACCCGGACTGGGCGACCCTATTCAAGGCCGCTGACGGCGAGTACCACGGCCAGGAGAAGTTTGGCGATTTAATCGAGCAGGCCGGACACCTGATCACCAGCCATCCGGCCGCCGAGGTCGTTGAAATCGTCGACAGCATCCAGTCATCCAGCAATGGGTCATTCAAGTCTCAGATCAAGCGCGACACCGGAAGTCAGCACCTCACCTACAGCGAGGAAGTCACCGCATCGGCGGGCACCGCCACCCGGCCACTTGAAGTACCGCGAGAGATCACGCTCGCTGCGCGGCCGTTCGAGGACTACCCGCTGATCGAGGTGACGTGCTGGCTGCGCCTGCGCGTGAGCCAGGGGCAGCTGTTCCTGGGGTTGTTCCCCAAGCCGTATGAGCACTTGGTGCGCGATGCCTGGACGCAGAAGACCGGCGAGTTGTCCGAAGCACTCGGGGTGCCCGTCTACGCCGCCAACCTCGGCAAGTAAGCGGACCAACGATGCCAGTATCCATGTGGTTCTTCCTGATCTTGGTCGTCATCGCCGTGATCGCGGTGATTGTCGGGCTGTTCATGCAGCGCGGCAACGACAAACGAGTCTGTTTCGGCAGCGCGGGTGTGGCATTCCTGTTCGCGCTGGTTTTCCTGGTGTTCGCCTCGACCACTGTGGTCGGCACTCGCCAGATCGGTATCGAGACGACGTTCAGCCGTCCGACCGGCACCACGCTGACCAACGGTCTGCACCTCAAGGCGCCATGGACGGAGGTCACCGAGATGGATGGCGCCGTGCAGATCGACCAGCACACAGGCGATCACCGAATCAAGGTACGACTGGGCAACAGCTCCACCGCGGACGCCGATGTCTCGGTGCGCTGGCAGATCAAGCCGGACGCCACGCCCGATCTGTTCGTGCAGTACAAGACGTTCGACAACGTGCGGTCCAACCTGGTCACCCGGAATCTGCAAGTCGCGCTCAATGAGGTGTTCGCCTCATTCGATCCGTTGGCGCCGCAGAACCTCGACCGCTCGCCGCTGCCCGAACTCTCGGAGAAGGCGAAGGTGATCCTGGCCGCCAAGGTCGGCGATCAAGTCGAAATCTTGGACGTGGCAGTGCCGACCATCGACTACGACGACGGCACCGAGCAGAAGATCAACCAGCTCAACCAGGAACGCGCCGCGACGGCTGTGGCCGAGCAGGCCAAGAAAACGGCCGTGGAGCAGGCCAAGGCCAACGGCGAGCTGGCGGGCTCGGTCTCACATGACCCCAACGTCCTGGTCTCCAAGTGCCTGGACATCGCCCGTGAGAAGGGCCTGGCGCTGCTGTGCTGGCCCACCCCCGTCATGCCCACCATCCCCACCAAGTAGAGGAGACCTGATGTCCCGCAACCTCATCGTCGTAGACCTGGAAACAACCGGCCTCGGCCCGCAGTGCGCGCCGATCGAGGTTGCGGCCATCAACGTCGACACCGGAGAAACACTCGAATTCGTGCCGTACGTCGACCTGTCCAGGGTCTCGATCGAGCCCCAGGCCTTCGCCATCAACCGCTATTTCGAACGCGGTGTGTATGACGCAATGCTCAATCCCGACGACACCATCACAGCGTGGAGCGACCTCGCCGACATCCTGAGCGGCAACACCTTTGCCGGATCGAACCCGACATTCGACGCAGCCATGGTCGCACGCAAGGTTGGCACGCACTGGCACTACCGCCTGGCCGACCTCGCCGCCTATGCTGCCCCGGCTCTCGGGCGCGACCCGTCCGAGCTGCCGGGACTGGCCGACGTGCTCGCCGCCCTCAAGATCGAGAACCGTTGCCCACATTCGGCACTCGGCGATGCCGAGGCAACAGCCAAGGCATTCACGAAGCTGCGCGACATCTACGCAGAACAGCGGGAGTCCGCGCGATGACCGCCCCGTCCATCTCCCGTCGCTACATCGACGCCACCCCCGTGCGCGAGCACCTGCAGAAGCTACAGGCGATCGGCTGGACCATCAACGCCATCGCGGCCGCCAACGGCCACCCGGGAAAGCTCGTCACTACTCTGCGCCAGATCCTTCGCGGCCAACAAACCTGCGCCCCATCCACCCGCGACTACGTGATGTGGATGGACCCCGAACTCCCTCCCGAGACCGGAAAACCGTTCGTACTCAAATGGTCCGAATACGTGTACATCGGCGTACCCGACCATGCGGCTGCACGCGAAATGGGCATCACCTACAACTCCATGTCGGAACAGCTACGGCGCAACGGTTTCCAGCCATCTGCACTGCTGTATGAGCTGGCCCGCGAGGAACGCGAGAAAGCCAAGGCACCTGCATGATGCTCACCGAAGATCAACGCTGGCTATTGCGGATGGTCGGCGGGTGGGAAATGCGCGACTGCCTCATCGGTCCCGCAGGTGTCACCCGTTTGATGCAATCCTGCTACGGCGGCACCCGCCTGCCTACCGACGGATATCCGTTTCACCTCAAGGGATTTGAGTGCGGACACGGCAAGATCGTGTCGAGGGGCATCCCCGTCGTCACCGTGACCACCGCGCAGCTGAACAAGTTCGCGCGCTCCCTGCCAGTCGAGCTTGTCGCCGAGATGCGCGGGTGCGCCACCGCCGCGCAGCGCAATAACTTACTTCGCCACCAGTTCTGCCACTGCGGGAGCGAACCGTGCGGGTACGCGTACATGGGCGACCGCATTTGCCCGCCGACCGAGCAGCAGGAAGCCGACGCCAAGGCCGAGTTCTGGCGCTGCCAGGACTGGACCGACGACTTGCTCGACCGCGCACTCGGGTTCACAACGGAAGACCAGCCGGTCGGACAGCTGGAGCTGTTCGGAGTCGGCGCATGAAGCACGCGTTTTGCGATAGGTGCGGGCGCTACTGCATCGTGCGCAACCACCGCGATTGCATGTGCCATGACTGCGAGCTGGGCATGAATTCCATAGCGGCGATGCTCAACCCGCGCTGGGCACGACCGATGACTAGCAGCGAGATCCAGCTCGCCTATACCTGGCTGATGATCGAGCTCGGCTCGAAAGTGAGTGCGTGATGGCCCGCACCCCCGAGAGCACCAAGGCATACCAGTCCGGCCTATGCGTGGACTGCAAGACCGAGCCGCACAGCGCCGGTCGGCCGCGATGCGAGAAGTGCCATACGAAATTCAGAAGGGGTGAGTGATGGCCGATCCCACAATCCGCGTGCTGTCCCTCGGCGCTGGTGTCCAGTCGACGGTGCTGGCGCTCATGGCCTGCGACGGCACGCTGCCTGGTCTGGACGCAGCGGTGTTCGCCGATACCGGCTGGGAGCCACCCGCGGTCTATGAGCAGGTGGACCGGCTCGCCGCCGAGCTTGCCCGCGTAGACATTCCGTTGTACCGGGTCTCATCCGGCAACCTGCGCGCGGACACTCTGGACCCGGAAGCGCGATTCGTTTCGGTGCCATGGTTCACCTTGGCGCCCAAGGCTACCGAGGTGCCTGTTTATGGCGTATGCGCACCCTGCGGCGGCTCCGGCCGTGGACCATCTGACGAGCCTGATTCATGTTCGGTGTGCGGTGGCGACGGCCGTGGGTCGATCGTGGGCACCAGGCTAGCCACTGCCACTGAACGGCACGGCATGGGGCGCCGCCAGTGCACCAGCGAGTACAAGCTCAAGCCGATCAAGGTCAAGGTGCGCGAGCTGCTGGGCTACCCGCATCCGACACCGGTGCCGCGTGATGTGTTCGCCGAGCAGTGGATCGGCTTCTCTACCGACGAGATCCACCGCGTGCGCAACCGTTTGGACGTGAACTACTCCCGGCCGCGTTACCCGCTGCTCGATCTAGGCATGTCCCGCAAGGACTGCCAACGCTGGCTGGAGCGCGCGGGGTGGGGCCACACCGCCAAGAGTGCATGCATCGGGTGCCCGTTCCACGGCAATGCCCAGTGGCGGTACATGTACGAGCGGCGCGATATCTGCGCGACGTGTGGCCATTCCCGCGATGACCATTGGCGCGGTTTCGACGAACCGAAGGCGTGCGCGCATCTGTACAACCGGGACCAGCCCGAAGAGATCGCCGATCTGTGCATGTGTAAGCGGTTCCACTCCCTCTGGGACGACGCGGTCGATTTCGACCGCCGCATCCGCAAGGGCGGCGCCTCGGCCAATCCACTCGACGGCGAGGCGTTCCTACACCGCTCACGAGTTCCGTTGGACCTGGCACCAATCGACCGCGTGACACGTGCCGAGTACGCCGACATGCAGCTCGACCTATTCGAGGACGGCGACCCGGACGGCTGCTCACCGTACGGCTGCCGCAGCGGGGAGGTGGCGTGATGCCCATCCGCCCCGAGAACCGCGACCGCTACCCCAAGGACTGGCCCGAGATCTCGCGCCGCATCCGGTTCGAGCGCGCGCAAGGCCGCTGTGAGTGCGAGGGCGAGTGCCTACGGGGTACACACCTCGACCGCTGCACGAACGTCAACGGACAGCCCGCATACGGCACCGGCAGCCGCGTCGTGCTGACCGTGGCGCACCTGAACCACACACCCGAGGACTGCCGCGATGAGAACCTGCGCGCCATGTGCCAGGGCTGCCACCTGCACTACGACCTAGAGCACCACGCGCAGACGCGCCAGCGGGCCCGCACGGCGGCTCTTGAGGCACAGATGGACCCGATGTTCGGCCCCGAGATTTTGGGGTGTGAGGGGGGTGCAGAACGTGCCGCAGTCTGAATACGTGCACGCGAATCAGAGAAAGGAACACCGTGGCTAACTCGGCCGGAATGCTCAAGGAATCAATCTGGCGCGACGGCCATTTCCGAGCGCTCACACGCACCGCGCAATGCACCTATGCGCAGCTGCTCAGTCAAAAGGATCTCGACCGCGCCGGGATGCAACCGCTTCAAATCACCAAGTGGGCCAAGGGGTGCAACGAGATGTCCGTCGAAGACCTACAGGCCGACCTCGACGAGCTGGAGCGTGAACGGTTCGTGTTCTACGACGAGGACACTGACGAACTGTTCGTGCGCGCCTACATGCGCACCACCGAGGTCACCCGGTATCCGCAGTACCTCAAGAGCGCCTTGAAATGCGCCGTCATGGTGGCCTCGCCCAAGCTGCGCCATGAGCTGGCGGTCGAGCTACGTCGCCTGCGCAAGCCCGAGGCGACCAAGGTCGCCGATGAGATTGACCCGTCTGACCCTGACCCCGATGACACCGTGACGGAACCGTGCGAGAACCCTGACGGCACCGTGCCCGAAGGGTGCGAGAACCCTGCCGGAACCGTGAACCCTGACGGCACCCTGCCCGAACCCTCTAGGGAAAGGGTAAGGGTAGGGGTAAGGGAACTTACGTTGGTAAGTACTCAAGTTGGGGAGCGCTGCGCGCCGCCCCCCGAGTTCTGCCCCAAGCATCCTGGCGGCACCGAGGACCCGTGCCGCGCCTGCCAGCGCTACCGGGAGCAGTACTCCCAGTGGGCCGCAGACGACGCGGCTCTCGCCGCCGCCGAGCAGCGCGCACAACACCGGGGCGAGCGAGATGCCAAGCGCCAGGCAATCGCCGCGTGCCGCCTGTGCGACCAGGACGGCTACAACGGCCTCTCCGTCTGCGATCACGTCGACCGCTCGGCCACCGCCAAAGCCGGACTCGCCAGAGCCCGCGCAGCGCTCGAAAATCCCCCCGCCGCGACCGGATAGTCCCGAACGGCCCGAAAACCCGCCAGCGGCGACCACAGCCCCAGGAATCGATATGCGAACGGAGACACGATGACCCAGAAAACGGGCCCCGAGCGGTTTACCTGCCCCGGGCTGGAAGAGGGCGGGCGCGTGGCCATCCAGCTCACCGACGGCACGCTGATCGAGGGATACCTCTACGACAGCCAGCTGCACGACGAACCGCGCAAGCCGTCGCCGTCGGCCTACACCCTCGATTCGGTGTTCGCCTTTCACAATCCCCTCGACCTGAAACTCGGTACCCCGCTCAAGCCGAACCGTCCACCCGCGACCTGGCGGATCTGCAAGGGCGATGGCGAGTGGCGAATCGAGAAGCGGCTCACCGATGGCTACGAGGCCTGGTGCCGATTCGACTCCAGCACCGAAGCGTTCGCCGCGTTCGCTGCCGGGGGTGCTCCGATGAGGCGCTCATTGGCCGGCCGATGGTGAAGGCCTCGCGCGGGGTCTCTTGGCGCACACGCCAGCTGTGCTCGGAGTCCGACGAGCATCACGAGCGTGTGTGGTTCTGCATGACGTGCAAGGCGCTGGAACAGCGACTCGCCCCGGTATCCGAAACGCTCGCCGAACTGCTCCAAGGCGCCGACCTGTCCGTGACGATCACCAGGTGGCCTCGATGAGCCCAATGCGGCACGGCGACGCTGAGCGGATAGCCGAGCTCTGCGCCGAGGCTGGCAAGCCGCTACAGCCCTGGCAGCACGGCCTACTCCAGCAGATCGAACAGCGTGATATCGATGTCCAATTCGCCAAGATGGTAAGGGGATTCAACTGTTGACCAAGTGCAAGCGGTGCGAACGCGCAACCGATCTGTTCGTGTGCAAGGCGTGCATATCGGAGCTGCGCAAGCGCCTGGCTGATCTGCCGTGGTGGATCGATCGACTCACCGAGACCGCTGTCGGGCAGGCGAACCTGGGCGACGGTGCACGCAAGGGCGAGCGCCGCGACGTGCTGCACGGCGACGACACGCTCGTGAGCCACGTCGAACCGTTCCCGCGCGACAAGGACACCACCCCAACCCCGAGGGACCACCGGGACAGGCACCAGGCGGCACTGTGGCATGCCCTGGCACTCGGCCGGGTCAACGGACGCGCCAGCGACGAGCTCGACCGAATCCACAACGCACTGTCGACGACCATCCGCGACATGTGCGAGACGCGCGGGCTGGAGGTGCCCGAGTTCCGCACGAGTCCAAGGCCTCTGCCGATGGTCGTCGAATCGGGTGCACGGCGGCCGGCAGATCGGTTCAGCCTCGATTCGGCGCCGCCGGCCCGGGCGGGCTCGTGTCGACGGTGCTTCGTCACACTGCCCGCCTCGGCGGCTGGGCCACTGTGCGACGACTGCGACGGCGCCCCAGAGATGTGCACGGCCGACGACTCCCCCGCGGATGATCTACGCGTGACCTACGCCGGAAGGCGCGGCGACGAGACGCACTCAGTCGCCACGACAGCGCGCATGGCCAAGTGGCTGCACCGGCACGCGTCCAATATCGCGTTGCAGGAGAACGGCGCCGAGATCTGCGACGAGATCGAGCAGGTGTACCGGTCGATCACCCGGGTTGTGAACCGCCCACCCGAGCCCATGATCATCGGACCGTGCATCACCGACCCGGCACCCGACGAGGTGCTTGCCGAGCGGGGCCGCAAGGGCGACAACTCAACCCGGTGCGGGTACGCACTCATGGCGCCGAGTCACAGCGGCTCAATCGTGTGCCCCCAGTGCGACACCGCGCATTCGGTGGGCGACGTGCTGGCGCGCAACCTCGGCGAGCTCGACGACCGCAACGCGACCGTGCGCGAGCTCGTCGACGTGGTACTCCCCCGCCTCGACGAGCACGTGCCACAGTCGACCATCGAGCGCTGGATCAGACGCGGGTGGGTGCCGGTGCGCGGCCGGGACGCCGAGGGGCACCAGATGGTTCGCATTGGGGATGTGCGCGCGGTGCGAGCGGGGAGGCCGAGGAACACCAGGGCGTAATACTGAAATGTTTGCTGCATCAAACCACCATGAGAGATAACGGTTGCTAGCGGACGCCCGATATCTGCTTCGATATGTCAAGATTGGGTGCGTGATCCAGATATGGGAAACTCGCTACGCTGCAGGCAAGAGCGTCGCAAGAGCGATGAGAATCGCATGCTGGCTGGTGGCCGCAGAGTACGTCGTCCTGGTGGGTTCATTCGTATTGATGGCGCTATTCGACGAACGCACTTTAGGGTATACGGTGGCCGCTTACGGCGCGCTGACCTTTATGATGCTGGTGCTCGCATCCTTGTGCATAACTGGAGCACTCTCCGTAGTTCTTGAAAGCGCGGAGAAACAGCGCCTTCGGGAAACCCCTTCGACTGTCTGGGGGATGATTTGGACCCCCTCGCCGCAGAATTTGATGTTTGCCACGGCTTTCATGCCGGCACTGGCGCTAATTGGTCCACTGCTCGCGGCTAAGGGATTGGATCCTAATCACTCCCCGATACCCGTGTTGAACTGCTTTATCATAATTGCGATGGCATCCCTTGGCGCGATGCATGTTCGTTGCTTCTGGCGTATTTGGCGGAAGATGGATAGAGAGGTCAAGAAGGGCGAAGAGGATCTATTCCGTGATTTCGACTGGACACTCTTTGACAGCGACGACAGGGCGCGCTTTCGCGAGAAGTATCCAAACACACACTGGAAGTTCCCCGCAGATGCGGATTGTGACGCTGAGATCGACTGCTTCATCAGGCGTGCCAGGAGTATGCACTCCAGGATTCAATTGTTTAATGCGGTAATTGCATTGTTGATCACATTTGCCGTCGGAGAGCTATTCAGGCGAACAATTACCGCTTGGGTCGAGATAGCAAGAAATAACGGTAGTACGCTTCTCGCGATGGGGGTGACTTTTGCGCTGTTCGCAATAATGGGATTCTTCTTTCTGCCCCTTCAACTCCAGCGGCGGGCCACTCGCTATGAGGACTTGCGGAAGGATTATGAAAAGTATCTTGAGAAAAGGGACACGCCCCCTGCGGCGTGACCGTCAGGCGTACATGCCAGAACGAGTGACGCCCAGCGGCGGCACTCGCTCGCCCTGCGTGATCGGTCTGAATGGTGTCAGTCCCTCGGTGTAGATCGTGCGCATGGCACGTCCACCGCGCGATAAGTTTCCCAACGCGTGCGTCGGTGACCTGGTGCCCAACGGCAATCAGGCGTCGCGGTACTTGTATCGCAGCGCGCGCACCGAGCTATGGGTTCGCCCCAAGCGCTGGGCGGCCTCAATCACGGTCAGGCTGCGATCCAGCGCGATCTCGATATCGTGGTCGCTCCAGGGTTGCTTGTAGTTGACCGCCGTGTGCCGGGTGGCCTCTTGGCGTCGTAGCCGTTCGGCCTCGGCCGCGTCCCGGCAGCGCGGACATAGGCATCCGTATCGGCTCACCGCGGTGTAGGTTCCGTGCATATGTTCAGGGACCTTGCCCTGCAAGCGCCCCAGCCACCGCGCGCGAGCCACAGTCACCGAATTGATCGAACGTCCCAACTCGGCGGCAATCTCCGTGGGTGTGCGGGACTCATCGGCCAGGACAGCGATCTCATCCTCAGTCCAGAGGCGCTGCCGTATCGGCTCCGCTCGCGACTCGCGCGCCGGGATCAAACCCGAGGCCTTTTGGCGCTGCAGCTCTCGAATGTGCTTGATCGCCCTGAAGGAACGTCCCAACCGGCGGGCCGCTTCGGCGCGCGATATTGACCGGTCCAGTGCGATCGCGATCTCCTGTGGTGTCCATGACCCATAACAGGCGATGTCGGTCTCGGCCACCCGCTCTAGCTCGGCTAGGCGACCACGTTTCTGGGCGAGCAGCTGCTCAATATCGCGTCCCCGGTACCGCTTTCGAGCCTTCTCCACCTGTAGCCGGGTGCGGCCCAACCTCGCTCCGGCCTCGGCGCACGATAGTGACCGATCCAGCGCCACAGCCAGCTCGTCAGCGGTCCACCGACGTGGAGCTACACCATCAGCCACACATGACAGGCTACTTCTGCGTCTCCGTGCACACCGTGAACCTGCGCACCGGGTGCGGAAAACCACCGGTCGGACAATCAGCGTTCGTCGTCGTGTTCAAGACAAGGTTCAGCGGCTTCTCACGTTTTGGCTTCGACGCGTCATCACAGGCCGCACGAACCGCTGTCACTTTCCCGATGCTCAGACAGTCGTTCGCGCTCCACGCGTAATCCAGACAAGCCGTGAACTCACCTTCATCTGGATACATATAGAACTTGTGATCCACATCTGCTGGGCACTCGGCAGGCGTCGGAACACGCTGAATCACCTTGTAACCGTTGGACGGCGAACCACAATCCACCACCTTTAGCTTCGCCGCCGTACTAGGCCCATCCAAACTCACACACGCACCCACCGGCGCAATAGAAGCACCCGGTATCCCAGGCGCCTGCTCCGGAAACTGGCCGGGGATTTGATCGAATGCTTGCTGCGGAGTGGCTTTAGGGGTCACGGCGGGCGAATCAGCCCCGTTGCATGCCGCGGTTGCAGCGGCTACAGCTAATACCGCACAAGCCAGCTTAATCGCCACTATGTCCCGACCTGCCCAGCTTCCGGTACAGGTAGACCACGTACCCCAAACCGTAGATACCGACGACTCCCTCGGCGAGCACGAGATAAAGACCCGCCTGCGAAACTGCCCCGATGATCGATCCAGCTATCAAAAGAATAGACCCCACCGCTATTAAGGCGATCACAAGTCTCGGGTTCGACCTCATTGTTCTCATCCGCCCTTCCAATACGCCTATTACCTATTCGCGCAATCGATTCCGTTTATCACAGCGCCAGTAGTGACGACTCCACCACCGAGGATGGTCAGGCCCGTTGCCACCGCAGGCACCCCGATGGCTGCACCCGCCCCAGTCAACGATATTAGTCCCCTAGCCGCGACTAACAGACCACCCACAATTCCCATACCGATGTTCATCTTTTCACCGGTAGTGCACTGATTTTGTTCATGCTGCTGTTGCTCCAGCTGTTCAATCTTTTTGTCCTGCTCGGCGATCTTCTCGTCTTTCGCCCTGTTGGCCTTTTCCAGATCCTCGATCCTCTGCTCCAGGCTCGGTTTCTCCGTAGTGTTCGGCGGGCAGGCACCGTCACACGGCGACGGCGTGGGTGTCGGGTCCAGCCAGGGATCGAACCAAGCGGGGCTACGGCCGCCGCCACCGGCCACAGTTCCGCCGACGCTCACCAACGCTGCGGCTGAGGTGTTGCCCATTTGCAGCATGGCGGCTTGGCACTTCTGCTGCTTCTGATCCAACTGCTGAGTGTCTTGGTCCTGCTTATTCTGCGGCTGCTGAGTCTGCGTTGGCGCCTGACTCGGCTGCTGCTGTTGCGGCTGCTGGCCCTGTTGAGGCTGTTGTGGCGAATTCTGTTGCGGCGCCTGATAATCAGGATTCGCCTTGCCCGGCCCTTGCGTGTACGGCGTCGCGTTCTGGTAGTCCGGGATCTGCGTGCCATGAGCGGGCTGTTGCGCCTGCTGCGGCTGCTGCCCGGCTTGCTGCCCTGGAACCTGTTGCGCGCCAGGCGATCCCGTGTTGTAGATTGAGATTCCAGAGTTCTGATCCATCGGCGGCTGATTGTTGCCGCCCTGGTAATCGGGCATTGAGCTGGGCATTTGCGGCGGCTGGAACTGCTGGCCCCCGTCCATGCCCGGCCCGCCGGTAGGTCCGCCTGGCCCTGTTGGATCGGCGGCTACGGTCGCGACCGCCGAGAATCCGCTACCGGGAAGTGTGTGGTCATCGACAACCTTCGCTCCACCGACAGCCAAAGCGACAATTGCCACCAGCGCCGAGGCTCGCCGCAAACCCGCTGGCATCGTCCAACGCTCCTTCATGACCATGAATACAACCGCCCCTTTCAGCCGACGCTGAACGCGCCCCTGGGCAGATCATTACACACAGATGGTTGCCATGTCGAGAAAACCCCAGCTATTGAGTTAGCCACTTCAGCACGGGCTTGCATCTCCGCTGGTAGACACAGCATGAAGACCCTCGTGCGGTACCGCGATCTTGGAGCAACATCGACCATGGGACGCCACGTCTCGGTCGGCGGGTCGGCCAGTGTTCGCCAGATCTTCATATCCTGACCGCGATCTAGCCGTCATGTCGGACTCTCGGCGTAAAACTCGCCCATGGACGCATTCACGGCCATCTGCGAGGTCATCAACGCAATCCCGGACTTCTTCCGGGAGAAGCGGCTCGTACGCAATGAGGTTAGGCAGGGTTGGAGTGACGAAACGGCGATCTTGTCGCAGGCAGAGATCGCCGTGAAGGTGGCGCGGGCACTGTTGCACCGCCTCGGCGACAGGGGCTATCAGGTGGTCTGGCTGCCACCGGTCAATGAGGATGAATTCGGCACTCGCACGGTGCAAGTACCGCTGTCCTTCCAGCCATGGGCCGACGGCGAAGTACGGCTCAACGAGCACGGTACGGGCGTAGTGATCGCACACGTACCGTCGCGGCTGCCCATACGGGATGCACCCCAGCTGGCAGCGGCACTGCTGGCAGCGCATCGTGCGACACGCACCAAACCGGAGTAACCGCTACTGACCTGCACATATGGCAAAATGAGTCCCAACATGTCGGTGGGATAACTATGTCCACTGCATGAAAACCCCGGCCTAGCTGGGGTTTTTGTCGTTTCTGGGGCGATGTCCATTCCGCCCAACCTCATCCCTTAGCCCGAGGGGGACTCATGAAGCGCACCATTGCCCGCGCGCTGCGCAGCCTTGCGAATCGTCTCGACCCGTCGCGCGGCTGGACCGTCAAGGTCGAATATGCACATGCCGCGGCCGGGCGAAGCGCTGGTGACGAGTTCAGGCAGCGCATGCAAGCACCTGGAAACCCGTTCCTCTGATGGCCAATCAGCTCTTGGTGGATCTGCTCACCCGCACGTTCGCTTCGGGAGCCCTTCAACATCCCGGCGACGCAAACAGTCCCGCACGAGTGATTCCGATTCCCGGCTTCCGGTCGACCGGTATGCCTGATGATCAGGCGCAAGAAATGATTGGCCAGGCCGCAAAGCTCTGGGCCGAGGCCATCGAGTCGGTCATCGATGGCGAATTCGACGTACTCACCAAAGCCGATGCGGCACAGCTGCGCCAGGACGCCGCAGAAGCGCCGGACGGCACCCGAATCGTCACGCTGTACGACCGCACCGACCACCAGCGCGCCACGCCCTTGTTGGTGCTGACGGTCGGCAAGACCGACGACGTGACGATCGATACCCGTCAACTACGAAAGTTCCTAGCCCAATGAGCAATATCAAGATCACCGTCGACGGCAAGGTCCTCATGGACACCGACCCGGGTAAGTGGCGTTCCACGCCGCCGGATATCCCCGACCTTAAACGCCAATCCGGCGGGCAGGGTTGGGGCCTGGCCGTGATGGTCACTCTCGCGCAGGCGGGCACGCTGGCCGAGCTGGGCCAGCCCATTGGGGATACCACGATGACCATCACTACCCGCGCCAACGGCTGGACGCTGGATGTGGAGCAGGACGGCAGCGAGCCATCCGTCGCACCCGTCAAGGTCGCGCCAGCGCCTACTGCACCACCAGCGCACGCCGAGGCCGATGCAAGCGCTGGCCGCCAGGGGTTTACGTCGGATGCGCTGATCATGGATGAGCCCTATGTCGCCGAGGCCCGGCCGTAAGGCCAGCACCACCGATCGCGGTCTGGGCTGGAAACACCAACAGCAAGCCGAAGGGCTGTTGCGCCGTCACGTAGACGGCACCCTGTGCTGGTGGTGTGGCCTACCGATGTTCAAAGCGCCCTTGCTGGAGCGCAACTGGGACCGCAAGCAACTGGCCGCAGACCATAGTCAGGCTCGGGCATTCGGCGGACAACGCGCCGATCGCCTACTGCACGGCATCTGCAACAGCCAGCGCCAGGACGGCAGACATGACGCGCACAGACCTGCGGTGCTCGACGTTCATCCATCCGAATGGTCCGGTGCCCTTGCGTCACTGGGCATCACCACCGCGCCCGTCATCACTACCGACAACCTGGCGATGGACTGGTGACGCTCTACCTGGTGACCGGCCCGCCTGCGGCCGGCAAGTCCACATGGGTACGACAGCACGCCAAGCATGGCGACATCACGATCGACTACGACGCCATCGCTTCGGTGCTCACGCCCGCGGGTGGAGATCCACACGACCCACCCCAGCACATTCGCTCGGTCACCAAGGCTGCACGGCTGGCCGCGATCGATACGGCGCTGACGTTCGCGGACCAGTGCGATGTGTACCTGATCCACTCCATGCCCGGGGAGGGACTGCTCGCGCGTTACCGATCCGCTGGGGCGCAGGTCATCACCATCGACCCTGGTCAGAGCGTGGTCCTGGCCCGATGCAAAGCCGAACGACCGTGGCGCATGGCGCAGGCAGCAAAGCGGTGGTACGCCGACCAGTCGCACAGCAAACATCCCGACCCTGCCAGCAAACACGACGGAGGTGTGATGTCGTGGTGATCGCCAGCCGATGGGCCGAAAAGCCCCTGACCAGCACCGATGCACACACCCGAAAGTGCCATAACCGCAGGTCAAAGCCCCTCCCCCTGAAATTATCCAGGTGGGGGGCCTTCCTGACCCCCGGAGGCTCCCGTCAGGTTTTTTTTGAACGCGGTGAGCGATGACAGCAGCCACGAAACCGGCAAAGGCCACCGCTAACTCAGCAAAGACTTCAGCTAAGCGGGCAACGCGTCGGCAACCGGCCTCCGAGAAGACCGTCGGCCAGCGACTCATCGAAGAGTTGTCACAACCCGACGACCCCTACCCCTTACGGCTCATCATCGAGCAGGCCGGATACGCCGCCGACCACCTCGCCCGGCTCAACGCTCTACTGGACGGCGACCGCGACTGCTGGCTACAGCTCAAGATCGGCGCCAAGACCGTCGAAGTGGTGGTTAACAACGTGCTGGTGCAGCAGCGCCAGCAGGCCGAGCAGATGCGCAAGCTGATCACCGAGGTCTATCGCCAGCGCGCCGCACTGCCGGATGATCCCGATGACGACGACGTGCTCGCCGGTATCTGACCTGGCACCGCGTGAGTGGCCAGAGTTCATCGGCTTGTGGCCACGCCTGAAGGGCAGTCAGACACCACGATTCGAGTCCCGACACCCCGGCGATGAATCATGGGGCGACCGGGCGGCGCGCTTGGGATCGCGAATTGGCGTGCGCTGCATGCCCTGGCAGTGGCTCACCTTACGCGCGGTGCTCTCGCTACAGGAGCCCAACGAGTGGGGCGATCGCGTCTGGACGCACCGCGACGTGTGCATCGAGTGCCCACGTCAGAACGGCAAGACCCTGATCGTGGTGCTACGCATCATCTTCGGGATGCTGGTGCTCGGGGAGAAAATCGCCTACACCGCCCAGGAATGGGAGACGGCCAAGGACGTATTCGGCCGCTGCGTCGATGTCATCGACCGCATCCCGTCTCTCAAGAAACGCCTACGCTCCGAGCCAACTTCGGCGGGCAACCGCGGGCTGATCAAGCTCGGCAACGGCGAGGCCAAGTTCGGGCCGCGCACCGCCAAGTTCGGTCGCGGTCTTACCGAAGTGGATCTGCTGATACTCGACGAGGCCTACGACCTCACCGCGCAAGCCGAAGCGAGCTTGACCGGCGCGACCCGCGCCTCGACCAAGGCGACCGGGCCGCAGATCTGGTACGTCTCAACACCTCCGGTGGCCTCGGTACACCCCAACTGCCAGATCCTCACCGGGATGCACAACCTGGGCCACAAGCGGTCCCCGGATCTGTACTACGCCCTATATGCGGTACCCGAGGGCACCGAGCTCGGCGATATCGACGCATACCGCCTGGCGCACCCCTCCCTGGGTGTCGTCGGCGATGAGCACGAGCTCGAAGCCAAACGGCGCAAGGCCCGCACCGCCGAACAGCGGGCGATCTTCACCGCCGACTACCTCGGGATCGGCGACTACCCGCCCGACGAGGACGAGGTTGGCTCGCCGATCCCGAACTGGAGCGACATGGCGAACGCCGACGCGAAGCTCACGGGAGCCCGCACCATCGCGGTGCGGCGATCCTGGAACCGTCAGGTGTGGTCAATCAGCGCCGCGCAGATGGCCGAAGACGGCAACATCCATGTCGAGGTGGCACCGCTGCGCACCGGTACGCACTCCGAGATCGCCGAGTATCTGGTCGCCAAGGTCACCGCGTGGAATCCGGTGGCGCTGGTGATCGACCGTAAGAACACCGCGCAGGTACTTGAACCGCTGCTCATCGCCGCCGGTATCGAGCCGCTGATGATCGGCACGTCCGAGATCGCGCAGTCCTGTAGCGGTTTCCTGGCAGACGCCGATGCCGTCAAGTTGTCGCACAGCGATCAAACAGTGCTCAACGACGAGGTGGCCACCGCCAGCATGCGCGAGCTGCCGGGCGGCGATTTCGTCTGGGCCGAGGAACCCAACGGCGCAGGCATGCCGCTGATGAACGTGTCCATGGCGCACTGGGCCCTTCGCAAGTACGGAACCAAGGCGCCCGCCAAGACCGTCAGCGCCCGCACCGGGGCCGCACGAGAGCACCAAACACACCGGCATAGCGCCGATTTCGACGCGATGAGCGCCGCATTCTGAGAAAGGGGGCGAGCATGGCCGATCAGCAGGCACCGAAGAAGACCGCCGCCCCGCGTACCGAACAGGGGTACGTGCTCAGCTCGGCCGGCGCGACCGGCTGGGGTGGACCTATCGATCAGTTCGAGCAGACTGCCGACCTGATTTGGCCGCTGTCGGTGTGGACCTACACGCGCATGGTCCGCGAGGACGCCCGAATCTCGTCGGTGCTGCGGGCAATTGGGCTGCCCATTCGCCGCACCGCGTGGCGTATCCGGCAGAACGGCGCCAGCGATGAGGTCACCGAATTCATCGCCCGCAATCTGGGTCTGCCCATCGAGGGTGCCGCCGACGAGGACGAACCCCAGGCGCGGTCCCGTGGCCGGTTCTCCTGGGACAAACACTTGCAGCAGGCCCTTATGGCATTGCGGTACGGGCACTCGGTATTTGAGCAGGTCTACCGTCTCGAAGGCGAGGGCGCCAACGTACGCGCCGTGCTGCGCAAGCTCGCCCCGCGTCCCCAGGTGACCATCGCCAAGTGGAACGTCGACCGCGACGGCGGTCTGATCTCGATCGAGCAACACCCCTCCAGCGGGTTCACCATGACATCGAGCGGAGTGGCGATACCCGCTGGCGGGCCGCTGGATTCGACCATTCCCATCAACCGGCTGGTCGTGTATGCGTACGAGCCCGATCCGGGTGTGTGGATCGGCAACAGCCTGCTGCGGCCTGCCTACAAGCACTGGAAGCTCAAAGACGAGCTGATGCGCATCGAGGCCGCCGCAGCACGCCGCCATGGCATCGGCGTCCCGTGGATCAAGGGCAACGAGAACGACTCTCAGGACGAAGAGCGCATGGACGCGCTGCTCGATGTCGCCTCTAAGTACAGCGGTGGCGAGTCGTCCGGCCTGGCCCTGGCTGAGGGCCAAGAGGCCGGGATCATGTCGCCATCGGGCACCCCGATGGACCCGCGCCGTGCGATCGAGTACCACGACCACCAGATGGCCCTGGTTGCGTTGGCGCACTTCCTGAACCTGGACGGTAAGGGCGGCTCGTACGCGCTGGCCAGTGTGCAAGCCGACACGTTCGTGCAGTCGGTCCAGACGGTCGCCGAAGACATCCGCAACACCGCACAGGCCCATGTCGTCGAGGATCTGGTCGACCTCAATTTCGGCGAGGACGAACCGGCGCCGCTGCTGGTGTTCGATGAGATCGGTTCGCGCCAGGACGCTACCGCCGCGGCGCTGCAAATGCTGGTCAACGCAGGACTGTTGACACCCGATGCCCGTCTTGAGGCCTTCATTCGCTCGGCTACCGGCCTGCCTGGGCCCGACCCCAACGCGCCCGAGGGCCAACCCGAGCCCGCCGGTGAATCCGCCGCCGCGCCCCGCAATAGCGGAGGGCCGGTGCGTGTGCGCACCCATACCCGAGCGCGCCCCGGTGGCGCCAGCACGGCCACGAGGAACGGAGACCCGACGCTGTGGTGACCAAGAATCTCAAGGCGGGCCAACGGCCCCCGTGGTACAGCATCCGCAACGCGGCCAAGACCGATGACGGCCCGGCCGAGCTGCTGATCTACGACGAAATCGATTCGTGGTACGGCATTTCCGCCGAACAGTTCGCCCGGGATCTGGCCGCGATCGACAACGATGCCATCACAGTGCGCATCAACAGCCCCGGCGGCTCGGTGTTCGACGGCATCGCCATTCTCAACGCGCTACGTGATCACCCCGCCACGGTGACCGTCGTGGTTGACAGCCTCGCGGCCTCGATCGCCTCGGTGATCGCGATGGCGGGCGATGAGATCGTGATGAACCGCAACAGCCAGATGATGGTGCACAACGCGTGGGCGGTGTGCGTCGGAGATGCCCGCGATATGGAGAAGAGCGCGGCGCGACTGGCCCAGCACAACACCAACATTGCGCAGATCTACGCCGACCGGGCAGGGGGCACTGTCGAGGACTGGCTCGACGTGATGGCCGAGGAAACCTGGCTGCTCGCAGATGAAGCGGTCGAGGCCGGTTTGGCCGATCGTGTCGTCGAGCTACCCGAGCCTGACTCCAAGTCGGCTGCCGCGCGTGCATCGGTGTTCGATCTGTCGGCGTTCCGCTATGCCGGGCGCCAGTCCGCGCCTGCGCCACGAATTCCACTGGTGCACAACAAGACCCCTCGGCCCGAGAAGGGCGAGGTCAACAGAGGAAAGGAGCCCATTGTGGCAACCCTGAATGAGGGCCTCGCCAAGCTGCTCGGTATCGATGCCGACGCCGACGACGAGACCATTTTGTCTGCTGCCGCCGAAGCGCTCGAAGAGCGTGCTGACGACGGCCAGGAGAGTGACGAAACCCCGCCCGCTGCACCGACTTTGGAGCAGGCGACCGCGCTGGTCGCGAAGGCGGGCCTGACGGTGGTCGAGCGGGCCCAGTACGAGGCCACCGTCGCGGCCGCGCAGGCGGGCGCCGAGGCGCGCGCACAGCAGTTGCGCGAGGGTGACGAGCGTGTGGTCGATCAGGCCATCGCTGACGGCAAGGTCGCCCCGGCGCGTCGCGAGCACCACTTGCAGGCGCTCGCCGCCGACCGCGAGGGCCACACCGCCGTGCTGGCCGCGCTGGCACCCGGGCTGATCCCTCTCGCCGAGACGGGGCATTCGACGCAGCCCGCAGACGGTCCGGTGCCCAATGACCTGAGCTGGTTTGACTCCGCGCCCACCGCGCCGAGTTCGGAAGGGAAGGAATAGATCATGACCAACGAGAACGTGGGCGTCTACGAGCCCGGCCGCGATATCACCGGCCGCGCCACAGCTGCCGTCACCGGTAAGCGGTTCCTCAAGATCAGCGGCAACCGCACCGCCACCGGCAACATCGCCGTGGCGCCTGCTGATGCGGCGGGCCGGGTGTGCGGCGTCTCCAAGTACGACGCGGCCAGCGGCGACATTGTTGGTGTGGCGCGGGGCAATTCGCGTGTCACCTACGTGACCGCCGACGGCGCGCTCGCCGCATTCGATGAGGTCGAGGTCGGCACGGCCGGCAAGGCCAAGAAGTTCGCCAGCGGCGTCGCCGTTGGCTACGCACTGTCCGCGGCCACCGATGGCGCCGACGCCGAGATCAGCCTCTACTAGGAAAGGGCTACCCACCATGACAACATCTCCCGTCGCGTACCCGCTGGGTGCGCCGGTCATCAATGACAACAAGATCTCGGTCGACCTGGCATATAAGCAGCCCGGCCGGATCACCAAGCGGCTCTCGGACCTGACGCTGCAGAAGTTCATTGCCCCGGAACTGTTTTCGTCCTCGGGGGCGAGCACCACCGCCGGGGCGATCATCTACGACGTGATCCGCATCAACGAGCTGTACACCAAGAACGATGTGGAACAGCGCGGCCCGTCCGATGAGTACACGATCGTGCAGGGTGAGCGCACGCAGCCCGAGGTCGCCAAGTCCGAGGACTGGGGTGGCAAGTTCTGGATGTCCGATGAGGCGATCCGGCGCAACGACCGCGCCCAGATGGACCGCCTGACCACACAGCTGGCGAACACGCTGGTGCGCAAGATCAATCAGCGCACCGTGGCCGTGCTGGAGGCCGTTATCGCCAGTCTCGGCGGCGCGGGTGTCATCCCCGGACACGACTGGGGCAACGTCACCCTGACCGGCAACAACCCGACCCCGAACAACGCCCGGCCATTCGCCGACATCATCGCCGCGCAGCTGGCCGCCGATGTCGAGGAATTGGGCTACGTCTACAACGTGTGGGTCGTCAACCCCGTGCAGTACGCGGACCTGCGCATCGCCTACGGACCGGACTTGCCGCAGATCCTGGCCGACGCCGATATCTCGATGTTCCGGTCCAACCGCGTCGCCAATGGCAGCGCCTACGCGGGTGTACGCGGCGGTGTCGGGTTCCTGGACTACGAGCAGATGCTCTCGACCGAGACCTGGCGCGAGCCCAAGACCAAGCAGAACTGGGTCCAGTCTTCGGTGCTGCCGATCATGGGCGTCACTGACCCGTACGCGGTCAAGAAGGTGACCGGATTGAAGGGCGCCCCGTAATGCCCGAGGTCACAGAACATCGGGTGACTGCGGCGACATGGGAATACCTCACGCCCGCAGGCACTCGGCGGCGCGCGTTTTTCGGCGAGCTCGTCACGCTCACCGACGAAGAGGTCCAGCGCGGCCTCGCCGTCGGTGCACTCGGCGCCCAGCTGCCGGCCGAATCGACCGATCCCGAAAGCGACTCGGCCGAGGCGGATGCCACCGATGACGGCGACACCGACAGCGGCGACGGTGGGGATGGCGATCCCAGCTCCACCGCAGGCGATTCCGGTAGCCCGAGCCAGACCACCGGTACCGAAGGTGATGCGCCCCGTAAGAAGCCGCTCAAGGCCGCGACCAAGGCCGTCCTGGTCGACTGGCTGATGGCCAACGGCACGTATGACCGTGACGAGCTGGAGGCACAGGAGAAGGACGACCTGTGGGCGCTGATCGAGGCCACGGACTAGTTTCGTGACCGACTTCCTTGACGTAGAGGCGTTCGCCGCCAGGTTCCGGCCGCTGTCGGCAGCTGAGAAACTGGTGGCGGCGCCTCTACTGACGGTCGTCTCCGATTGGATACGCGACAAGAAACCGGCCATTGCCGACGATGATCCGGCGGCCAAGGTGGTCACATTCGAGGTCACCCGAGACGCGCTGATGTATGGCGAGTTCGGCCCGGTCTCATCGTTCACCAAGACGGTGGGTCATCGCACCAAACAGGCTGCGATCGATCGTGAAGCCGTCGAGAAGTTCATCGCACGCCGCCACTACCGCATGCTCGGCCTGGCGCTACAGGCCAAGGCGCGCGGCCACTTCCCCAGGGGTGACTACTGATGGACACCCTGGGCGGGCAGCGGGTCGCGATCGTGTGGGATGTGCCGGTGCTCGACGGGCAGGGCGACCCGATCTTGGACGAGTACCGCAAGCCGCAAGTCACCGAACGCGTTGTGTGGGTCGATAACTGCCTGTTCGAGGTGCAGTCGACGGCCGAGGACAACCAGGCCATCACCACCACAACCACTGAGCAATCGTGGGCGTTCCTGCCGGTCATCGATGGTCACATACCTGCTGTTGACGGCAGTGGTGCCGCCGCGCCGGTCGCGGTCGCCGACATCCGATCGGCGCACCGGATTCGCCACCTGGACCGCGATCACAGCATGGTCGGTGACGCGGTGCTCGAATTCGACCTCGACGGCCGCGAAGATCATGTGTTCTGTACCTGCCAGCGCAGGGTCGGCTGATGGCCGCAGATCGCAGACCCAACCCACTGGTCGCGTTGGGTGTGCCGCAGTCCGAGATCGACAAGGCGATCCACATCTCGGCGCAAGCCAAAGCCGAGAAGGCGCGCGTCGGCAAGGAGATGGCCGCACACGCCAAGTCCATCTCGCCGGTCGATCACGGCGACTACGGCGCGGCGTGGAAAGTGCAGCAGGGCAAGGGCCGTGACGATGACACCAAGGTCATCAACGACAACTTCAAAGCCCACTGGATCGAGGACGGCACCGGGGGCACCAGCCCGACACCGGAGTTCGCCGTCGCGGCCCGCACCGCCATCGCGTTCGGCGGCACCGCCGCCGATGTCATCAACAGGCCCGACTGATGACCGTCGCGCTGCATGAGCAGATGCCCCCCAACGCGATCGTGATGATGCTCGCCCACCTCGCACCGCTGGGCCCCTGCGACATCGAACGCAAGCCCGACGATCCGCTGCCGTTCCGCCAAGTCAACATGATTGACGGCACCTACGACGCAAACCTGTTCTACTGCACCGCTGTCCTGTCGATCCACACCTTCGGCAAGACGATCACCGAGGCGCAGCGCGAGGGCATCAAGACCGATCAGCGGATCATGCGGCTCGGCGACGAGATCGTCGATGTGCCCATGCCCGATGGCACGGCCGCCAACGTCGACTACATCGACTTTCAGCAGCTCTCCACGCTGCGCGAATACAAGGCCGACAACGCCTTTCGCTTCAAGGCGATCTGCGAGCTCGGCCTGTCGTTCAACTGATCGTCGCGGTCCCCTGATCGCGTCGCGGCATCCGCCGCACCTCAATCGCCGGAACCCTTTCCGGTTCATCACCCATGGAAGGAGCGTCACATGACGCAACCCGAAACCGGCGCTGACTGGAGCGTCGGCGGATTCACCGACACCGATAGCCGTTTCGCTATCCGAGGCCCGCTCGTTGCCGTATTAGCGCGCGACTATCGCGGCGCGGCCACTGATATCAGCCCGCATCTCTTCAACCCGCTGGCCAAGGATGGCAAGCTGCGCGCGGACCTGTTCGCCCGCCGCAAGGTCGGCGGGTACTGGGTCAACAACCCCGAGCCCAACCAGGGGTGGCTGTTCCTCGGCGCCAACACCAAGACTGGCGGCCCCGAGCGTGAGCCGAACATTGATGCCAGCCCGCTGGAGATCTTGCAGTCGAATTACCCGATCGAGAAGGACATCACCAAGATCGAAAAGACGGTGAAGTTCACCCCGATCGAGACCTTGAACCCTGTCGTCAAGGCCCTGCGCAATAACGTTCCGCTGCAGGATGAGGACGGCAACCTGCTCGTGGCAGAACCGGGCCAAGGCGACTATTTCGTGGGCACCCCGCTGGAAGCCGATTTCGTTCCCCGCCAGCTGCTTTTGGTGCGCGCACGGTCCCGGGCCGGCGGCAAGCTGTACACCGTCGAACCCATCCCCCTGTGCAAGCTGACCAAGATCGGCGCGGCCAAGATGGACACGGAAGACGCCGACGCCAACGAGCTGGAGTTCTCGCTCGAACCTGACCCGTTCTTCCTGATCCCCGATCCGCGCAACCCGGGCATCCTGATTCCCGGCCTGGACGGCGAATGGGTCGGCGGCAAGGGCTGGACCACGATTCAGGGCGCCCCCAAGGTGTCGAACACCCCGCCGACGGTCACCCCCGGTGCCGCCGGTAAGGCCTCGATCGTATTCGCCGACCCCACGGGCGCTGGCGATCCGTTCACCTTCGCCGCCGAAAGCACCGTCGATGACGGGACCACCTGGCTGCCCGCCGAGCTCGATGGGCCCGCGGTCTCGTCCGGTGGCAACACCACGGTCAAGGTCAAGACGGTGGCAGCCGGTGCAACCAAGTTCCGCGTGAAGGTGACCGGCACCAACGGCGCTTCGGTCTACACCCCGAAGTCTGCCGCCGCGACCATCGCCTGATGAACCCTCACCTGGCGGGCGTCGGGCTGCGCCCGCCAGGTGAGCCCCACCCCCATTCCAGCCCGAAACCCCAAGCCCACCAGCCCGAAAGGAACAATCATGAGCTCCGAAGACACCAAGGACGTTCTACACCCCGTCGACCCCAGAAAGGCACGCGAGCAGGCCGCCGATCACCTCGGATTCATGGCAGGTGTGCCCTTTGATCTCGGCGACGGCGAGATGTGGGAGCTTCCCAACCCGGCGTTTCTCGATACCGAGCAGCGCAAGCGGTACCGCGACTACCAGCGGGACATGAAAGCCCTCGACAAGGAAACCGTCGATCATCCTTTCATCGACGGCAAGACCATCGAGCAGAACGTCTATCCGTATCTCAAGGACGGCAAGGATTACGACCCTGACGAGCAGCTGTGCATCGCACTCATGGGTGAGGACATCTACGCCAAGTTCCTCGCCGCGGGCGGTGTTCCCGGCCAGATCGATACGCACTGGAAGGTGATGCAGCGCCAGCTGGAGGAGCGGACAAAGATCGACTCCAAAAGTAATTGAGGCAGTAGCGCTGTGGTGCCGTTGGCCCAATGCGATCGAGGCTGATCTTCGTTTTCGCGGTGTGCGCATCGCTGATTGGCACCAGGGCACCCGCGATGAGCGCGGCGCCCTGGTGCTTTCCAGCCGCCAACTACTGTCGCTGATCCACCAGCTGCCCGAAGACTCAGAGTTCAAAACCCATGCGCCGCCGCCGTTTGGGCGCGACGGCGACTGGACGGTCATGCAGAAGATTGCCGCTGAGACACACAACGAGCTCGCGGCATACCGGGCCAGCCAGTACGCGGGCACCCCGCACGAATACATGTACACCAAGTACTCATCGCCGCTGGATTCTCGCAGACAGCACGAACTTGACTCCGCTGAAAACGAATTCATCGAGTCGGCGCGAGAAGAGTTGCTAGATGACGTGTTTGGCGACCAATGATCAGGAGGTGAACCATGTCCGTGCAGATACCCATCGGTGCCGCCGCTGATCATCGGTCGTGGAAGCGGGTCGCCGATGACGCCACCCGCACGTTCGGCAACGCGGGTAAGGATGCCGGCCGCGATTTCGCCAACGCGCTGGCGGGTAGCTCCAAGGATGTCGAGAAGTCCCTTAAGCGCATGGGCGACAGGGCTTCTGATGCCTACGACAAGGCAGCATCGGCCGTCGGGAAACTCAAGTCTGAGGAATCCGAACTACAGCGGCTACGCGACCGCGACGCCGACGGCGCACGGATCATCCGCCAGACCGAGAAAGTCAACGACGCGCGGCGCGCCGAGGCTCGTGCTGTCCGGGACGCAACGCGGGCATACCGCGAGTATCAAGAAGCTGCCGACGAGGCGAGCCGACGCAACAACACCAACCTTGTTGACGGCATGCGCGCCCAGGCTGGCCAGGCCGCCCAGCTCGGCCGCGACATGGGCAATGGGTTCTCAGGCGGATTCACCCACGGGGTGAGCAGCGCGGCCTCGATCGCCCGACTCGGCACCGCTGGCGGGCCAATCGGCGCGGCCCTGTTGGGTTTGACCGCCGTAGGCATCCTCGTCGGAAGTCGGCTCTCCAACGCCATTGCCGAAGGTATGGCCACCACGGCCACCACCAAGTTGTTCCAGGGCCGCATGGGTCTGGATGACACCTCGATGGGCAATTACGCCAAGGCTGCCGGTCAGTCCTACGCCAACAACTTCGGCGCCTCTGTAGCGGACAACCTCAGCGTCGCTCAAGCGGCCCTGCGCAACAACCTGATCAAGCCCAACTCGCCCGATGACGAAATTCAGTACACGATTCAGCAGCTCCAAGGTGTGGCGCAGGTCGTCGAGAAGACCCCGCAAGAGCTCGCGCACTCCGCGACCCAACTCATGCGGACCGGCCTTGCCAATAGCGTCACCGAAGCGCTCGACATCATCACCGCGGGCTCACAGAAGGGCCTGGACGTAACCGGCGACTGGCTCGACTCTATCGGCGAGTACTCCACGCAATTCCGCAAGCTCGGCCTGACCGGCAGCGAGACAATGACGCTGCTCAAGCAAGGCATCGAGGGCGGTGCCCGCGACACCGACAAGGTGGCCGACTCCCTCAAGGAATTCAGCATCCGCGCGGTCGACGGCAGCAAGTCGACCAAGGAAGGTTTCGAGGCGCTGGGGTTCAACGCCGACGAGATGGGACGGCGCTTCTCCGCAGGCGGCGAGCAAGCACACCAAGCATTTGCAGCGGTGCTCACCGGGCTACGCAATCTAGATGACCCGGTTCAGCAAGCCCTTGTGTGGCAACGCCTTTTCGGCACGCAGTGGGAGGACATGGGCGATGCTGTCAACAAACTCGACCTCGACCCGGCTAAAAACCAGTTCAAGGATCTGCAAGACACCTCGCAGCGATCGACTAAGACCGCGACGGAGACGTTCAAGTCCGAATGGGAAAGCGCAACCAAGACGGTCGATCAGTGGTTCACCGACCTGAAGACCAGTATCTCGGATTGGTTTGTGGATCTGCCTGTCATCAGGGACATCCCGACGATGATCAAGGATCTGTTCAGTTCCTCGCCGCCACCGCCGCAATACGCTGCACCGCTCGGCGGTACGCATCCCGGTACCGACATCCTGGCCAACACCCTTCCCGGTGCGCCGGGCGCGGGCTCAACCGTCCTGCCTCCGGCGCCCGGCGACAACTCAGCACGGACACTGCTCGGCAGCGCGCTCGCCCCTGGGACCGCCCTGCCCCCGCCGGATGCCCAGCGCGGCAATGCTGTCGATAACGGTCCGCAGGCAGGCGACAGGAAGCCGATCGCGCCGGCCGGGGACGACGACAAGACCAAGGCCCCGATCGATCCGAGTCTTTGGTCGGTGGAGTCAAAGCCCGTTGCCATGCCGCCAGGATTGGCCACGGCGCCCACCGCAGCGCCCGGGGTGCTCGTTTCGTCTCCCAAGGGCGGGCCCGGTCTCGGTCGCTACGAGGTCGACCCCATGCGGGTGTATGACGCTGAGTCGTCGGCGATCCGGGCCAAGAACTCTCTGGAGCAAGACCGCATTGCGTTGATCCGGCTGGAGCAGCAGGGTAACGCCGATCAGGACGCACTACTGCGAGCGCGCAACCAGGTTGCCGACGCCGAACGCTCGTACGTTTCGGCGCAGATGAAACTGGCTGAGGCGCAGCAAGGTACGTGGAAGAAGCTGGAGAGCTCTACGCAGGGCCTCGCCGACGGCATGGGCCAGATCGGTGCCGCACTAGACAAGGATTTCGGGATCTCCAAGGGCCTGCCGGGGCTGGCCGAGAATCTGACCAAGTTCCTGGCCAATATGGCGGCGGCCCCGATCCTTGGCCAGCTCGGCGCGGTCAGCCAACTCAACCCGTCCAAGGGCGGATACGGCGCTATGGGCATCCTGGCCGCCCAGGGCGTGTTTGGGCCGCAGTACACAGGTGTTGCCCAGGACGTTGCCATGGCGGGCATCGGGCCGATGGCGCTGCAACAGGGTGTAAATCCCAACCTCGCCGCGATGTATGCATTGGCCGCGCGTGGCGGAAAGTACGCTCCGGCATCTGATCTGCAGAACGGGCTGGCCGACTGCTCGGGTGCCGTCTCGGATTTGGTGGAGGTGCTGCGCGACGGGAAGTCCTCACCGGCACGGCTGTTCGATACCACTGCGTTCGCCACCGATGCCAGCGCTGCCAAGCTCGGTTTCCTGCCCGGATATCAGCCGGGGGCCTTCAATGTCGGTGTGAATCCCCTGCCGGGGCAGCAGGGCCACATGGCCGCGACGCTGCCCAACGGCATGAATTTCGAATCTGGTGGAGGACACGGCCCGATGCTGGGAGGCTCGGCGGCCGGTGCCCTCGATAAGCAGTTCCCCAAGCAGTACTACATGCCCCTTGGTTCGGGCACGTCGAGCGCACCGTCGCCGCAGCCGATCGGGCCCACGGTCGATTATCGGGCGCTCTACCCCAAGACGGCCGGTCCTGGCTTAGCGGTCACCGATCCGGTGATGAGCGATCCGACGTTGACCAATCCTGCCCTGACAGCGGGTATTCCGGCCGCTGGCGGCGGGTGGGGTGGGGCTACCGGGCCTGCGCAGGCGTGGAGCCCGTCATCGACGCGCATTGGTGGTGTGGAACCGGCGACCGGTTCGGGTGCAGGCGGGGTCGGTATCACTCCCGGCGGCACCATCGATACCGCGATCGGGATGGCCGCCTCGGCGGCCGACATCTTCGCCCCAGGTGCCGGGCAGGCAGCGCAGACCGGAATCAAGCTGGCCAACAGGGCGATTCAGTTCGGTGCACAGGCCGCAGGTATCGGGGTGCAGGGCTTGATGGATACGGTGCTGCCGACCGCGGGCTCGGAGCTGGCCAACAAGAGCTGGCTGACCAAGATCCTCGGTGGTGTCGCTGGTGCTGCCCCGGCGATCCCGAACGTGGCCGGCAAGGCGACCGCGCCACCAAACCCCAATCAGGGCGACCCGAACGCCCAAGGCGGCCCAGTCAAGGCGGGCGACACAAACATCCACGTCACCAACAACCGCGCCACCGAGGACGGCACCGGCCGCGATATCGCATTCCATCAGCAAGCCCGCAACTCCGGGCCGGGGATGTGACCGTGACGATCCGCTATCCGGCCAACCCCGTCACACCCCATGGCTGGTATCACCTCGTCAACGGCGAAAAGCCCATGATGCGCCTGACCGCCTTTGACGGGTCGGTCGAGATGTTCATGATCGGCGGATACGCGATTCCCGACCCGTACACGGCGCCAGAAGCCGTGCATTTGATCGACCTCGAAGGCCTCATCGCGCCATGGAAGCACGTCACCCAGAAGGGTGCGACCGAGGATGGCGTTCACCATATCGACGCGTTTTTGGATCCGGTCGAGGTCAAGCTCACGGTCAAGTGCCGGGGCCGCAACGCCGCGCGCACGCGCCGGGTCTATCGGCATCTGATCGATTCGCTGGACGCCATCAAGTGTTCCCGGCTGGACTTTTTCGATCACGATGCCGGGTACTGGTGGGCCGACGTGCGCTGGTTCCAAGGCGGGCAACCCGATCCGGTTTCGGCTATGCGCAAGGGCACCTCGCAGAAAGCCACGTTGCGGCTACAGGCCGACACCGGCACCTGGAAGTCGTTCGACCACGCGGACTCCTTCGCGTTCACCTACGACGCGATTACCGACACCTTCGCGACCGATCATCGCCAAACCAAGGATCTCGGCGCGGTTCCGCAGCGCTACAGCGGCCCCGGCGGCGGGTTCTGCACGTCCTACAACGACCAAATGCGTTGGTGGGACGACCCCGAACACGGGTTTGGCACCCAATGGCGCCGGGTCATCAACGGGCCCTGGCCCGATTTCGCCACCGATACCGATAACCAGGTCGTCTCCCAGGTGCACGGGGGATTTCAGGAGTGGTCGGTGCCCGACTCGGGCCGAAACATCCTGGGCGCGCGCATGAACCGCAATCCTGACGGCAGCTGGGCGGGCGACGGGGTGTTCGTCGAGTACGGCGCCGGATACCTGCGCCTGTACTACACGATCAACTTCGTTGAGACCACCTTGCGCAGCTGGCCGCTGGCCATCCCCATCGGGCCGCTGCCGGGCGAGAAGTTCACACTGGTGTGCGGCACCGAGGATCACCCGCGCACGTTCCGCGTGCTGCGCAACGACATGGAGATCTTGTCGGTCACCGAAACCGGCACGGGCTCGCCTCTGGGGGCAGCGCATCGGGGCGTCGGCAACGGCATGTTCGCTGCCAGTGCGGTGATCAGCCAGGCAACGCCGTCCGCTATCCGCAAGCTGGCCGCGGGCGATAACGCTGCCGTGGCGCAAACCGGGTTCCTCAAGCGCATCAACATCGGTGATCAGGACATGTACGACGACTACGTGCTGTTCGGGCCGTTCACCAAGGTCAAAATCTACGACGGGCCCGGCTCGGACCAATATGTCGAATTCGGGCCGCTGCTACCCAATCAGGTGGTGTTTTTGCGCACCGATCCGCGCGTGCACACCACCTTGGTGAAAGACCTAACCTCGGTGCCGCCCTCACCGCAGGAACTCGATTTGTTCCAGGAGGCGATCGAGAAGTTCATGAGCTTTGCGGGCATGAACGGTACGGCGTTCGCCGATCAGATCAAGTCGCAGTTCGGCATCACCCCGCCGCAAGGCCCGCTGTACAAGTACCTCAAGGGCCGCTTCTCCAAGAACGCGGCGATACCACCGAAATCACCGGGCAATCCCGCGCAGCCGTATTTCGTGAAGGTCTCGATCGAGGGCGGCAACGCCGACTCCAAGATCATCGCCTCGGGCACGCCGCGACGGAGATACCCGCTCTAATGCGCAATGCGTTGCGCCCCTGCGATCCAGGGGCCATCTCGTGATGCCCATATCCGATGAGCAGCGCTGGGAGGCCGCCAAGCGCTCGGGCGATATCGCGCGGATCGCCACCACCGCCCGCGCCCTGACCGAGAAAAACTCGAAGGTCGACACCAGCTATCGGTTCACCGTCTGCGACAAGATGTGGACCCCGATGGCCTCGGTGGGCTCTGACCTGATGGAGGGCTCGGGCGCCCGGCCGCGCAACGACTGCCCCACCGGAAAGCTGATGCTCAAGGGCAGCTCGCCGCTGATCCAGATGTTCATGGACTGCCGCAACACCCTGGTCGGGGTCGAGATGGAGACCGCCGGCAGCCGCCAGAACTTCTACACCAAGGTTCACCGCTACCGCTACGAAAAGGGCGCGTGGACAGGCAATGTCGAGATGCGCGGCATTTGGGACATCCTGAACTACTACGTGATCTGGCCGACGTGGTGGCTTCCCCTTGCCGCCCAGCCCATTTCGCACGCGATCTTCATCTGGGCGCTACAGACCTGTGTGGAGAACATGGTCGCCGAGTGCGCGTTGCGCATTCAGTCCGGGTGGCTGGAGTTCGTCAACAACGGCCTATCGCTCAACGGCGACATCCGGGCATGGATGGGCACGATCCTGCAGGCCCTCAAGCGTGACGGGCTCTCGGTGCAGACCTTCGGCAAGATGCTGCGCACACCCACCTATGTGCAGCGCACCAACCCGTTCTTGGACACATCGCCCATGTGCGCCAAGACCGTTCGCATGGAAACCTGCGGAACGGTCATCAAGGATGTCACCCGCGCCTACGGTGTGGACACCCGCATGGACCTGTGGCGGCCCGGCGACCCGCAACCGGACAAGTGGGCCAACCTCGATTCGCCCACGTACGTCTTTTCGACCCGGGACCGCCAACAAATCTCGGGACCCACCAAAACCGTTGCCGATTCGGTGATCAAGACCGTCATCGACCTCGGCGGATCACTCGGCGACATCTTCAAACCGGTCATCGCGCAGGTACCCGGTATGAACGGGGTGTTCTACGCCCCCAAGCTCGGTGTCGATTTCGAGCAGCCCTACGCCTACGTCGTCGCCCCCGAAGAGGGCGAGGACTCCAACATCATCAACTGCGAAATCGCCGACCACACCCCCGAGGGCTGGCAACACATCATCGGCGGCCGTTCTCCAAAGTGGTTGAACGACTTAATGAATGCCACCTTCGCATGGTTGATCGATTCGCTGATGATCGTGGTCGGGTTCTCCGGCATCCCGTCGGATCTGCTCTCGGGATTCCTGAACAACAGCTTCCTGGCGTTCCAGATGGTCCAGGTGTACCAGGTCCGCGACGAGGTGGGCCCTTTTCATCCGGCGATCGAGCGGTTCTACCCGACCGCCAGCGCCCCGTACAACATCGAAACCATGTTCGCGTTCATCAACGCGATTTTCGATGCCCAAGGTGCTACCACGGCGCAGGTCACTTTCCGCAACGGTGACCAATATGCCTTGGGCCGAGACATTTTCGAGGGCGGCCTGATGTCGCTGGTGTATCACCGCCGAACCAAGATGATCACCGACTACATCGAAAACACCATGTGGCGCATCACCCCCACCGAGCAGACCACCTTGGTGCAGCTCGGTGACGGCCGCCGCGACGAGGCCCCCTTGGGCAGGATTCAACGCTTCATCACTGGCGCATTCGAAGCCATCAACGTCATCACACTGGCCCCCCAGTCCTAACCGGAGGTAACCCACATGGCTTGGCCTATCGTCGATTTCAACGGCGCACGCTACTACCAGGGACAGGGCTACACCCTGGTCCCGGTCGACGGCACCGGGGTGGCGCACGTGCTGCTGCGCGAAGACGGCGGAATCATGGGAGGGGTGTCCGGGGTCGAGCAGGGCCCGCCCGGAAAGCACGCCGAGTTCGACGAGAAGATCGACCTGACACCACTGGCCCCCGAAGACGCGACACCCGATTCAGCATTTTTCGAACTCATTACTCCCCCAACGGACAACACGCCCGGCAGGTGGAAGATGCACCTGGCGCTACACACCGGCAAGACCGGTAAAGACGGCGCGACACGCTGGAATCCGCTGGACCTGTCGACTAATCCCAAGGCGGGGTGGATTCCGGCCGTCAAAACCGACCTGCTCGGTTTTGAGCTTGTGCCGCAAAAGGTTGCCGAGGTGTTCTACCCGGGCGAGATCAAGAACATCGGTACGGGCAACGCGAACGGGACTATGGCCGCGATCGACATCCCTCCCCGCCCGTGGCCTCGGCGTATCCGCGCGCAAGGCCAAACGGTCGTTACCGGCGAAGCGGCCGACGTGCGCGTGAATCTGCTGGCCCGGATCAACGGCGAGGCCAACGGCAACATCGTGGGCCGCTGCGTGGGCATCGCCCAGACTGATCGGCTGGCGTTCTCACCGGGCAAGCCCATCGGCCCCGGCAGCACCACCGACGACTACGACACCATTCCCGCTGGCACCTCGGCCACCGTACACATCCGGTGCGAGCGCCAAACTGGCACATCGACGTACACCGCCACCGCCGCGATGTCGCACTTCAACATAGAGGCCTGGCCGCTGTGAGCGACAACCTGCCCGAGATCCCCGATTGGGCAAGAGATGTCCCCTCGGCCCCGGTACACCGCGAGCAGGGTGGCGGTCTCACGAGGCCGTTCACAGCCCAAGAGCTCCAGGAGTTCGGCAAGGGGTTCATTGAGCAGTTCCTCGGTCGCGTGGTGCTCGCGGTCATGGGGCACCTCATTCCCGGTGTGGGTTCGTTTGATCAGCTGCGCGAGTGGGCCAAAGACAAACCTGGTCTCGGCGATCTGGTCGAGCTGCTGACCGGGATCGAGGACGGCGACGAAAATGATTTAGGGACATGGGCGCTCGGTATCCGCAACGCCCTGGCGGGCATCGATCTGGCCCACCCCGAATCGATCCTGACCGCTATCGCCAAGGTGGCGGGCCAGTTCCTCAAGGGCGTCATACCGGCGTCGTGGGTGGCTGACGTGGCCCACGACCTACTGGGCGGCGCTGGCGGATTCACCGACCCGTCGGTGGTCGACGATAACCCGGACTGGCACTACGACGCCGCGCAGAACGGGCACCTGTCGGGCAAGTCGATCTACGTCAACGCCGACGGCCATCTGTACGCGATCAGCGTCAAAGACCCCTTCGAGGTGGCGCCGGGCCAGACCGTCGATATGGCGGCCTCGGTGATGTGGCAGGGCCTCACGGCCACGGCGGGGTCCAATCCGGTTCGGTTGTGCATCACGCCGTTCGGCCCGGACGGCACCAAGCTGCCCGATATCGTCATCAAGCAGATACAGCCGGTGGCCGCGGACTCGGCATGGGTGCGCGCCAGCCTGACTGGCTCATGGACCGTCCCGGCCGATGGTTCGATCAAGTGGGCAACGGTGACATTGGTGGTCACCGAGGGCGCCTCGGGTGGGCCGGTGCATTTCTCGAACGTCGCCTCGGCGATGTCAAACCTGGGACCGGTGCTTGGTAAGTTCAGATCGTTCTTCGATGCCATTGGTGGACAAGCCAACTCGGGTATCACGCAGTTCGAGCAGCGATTCGCCGCGATCACCGCCGACGGCAAGATCACCGCCTCGGAACTGTTGGGCCTGATCGGCCTGGGCAACATTCCGACGTTGCCCCAGGTCAAGATCCAAGACCTGCAAACCACGTTCAATCAGTTGGGTGACATCTACAACGGCTTGGTGGTAACGCCGATCAACGGATTTGTCGCGGCCATCGCAACGTGGTTCGGAGCCAACAAGAACAAGACTCAGAAACTCACCAGCGGCGGAACCCTGGCCGTCGGAGATGTCGTCGGCAATTTCGATATGAGCCGGGTCGATGATCTTGTCGATAACCTCGGCAACATTCTGTCCGGGGTCAAGGACGGCGCCGACGGCGTGGGCACCGGCACCACGGGCGCTATCGGGGACCGCATCAATCAGGCCAAGGACTCGCTACTGGCGCTGCTGGGCCTGTCGCAGGACGCCCTCAAAAGCGCTATCGCCGCACAGACCACGTTGCAAGAGCAGGAGACCGAGCAGAACACCGGCGACGGCAACAGCTACAGTTTCGTGTTCTCCGGGGCCGACGGGGCCGCGCTGAATGCGACCGATTGGACCACCGGCCCCAACCCCGGCGATATCACCATCCGGGGCGACTCGGGATATGCAGGCGTCAAGAACGGCAACCCTGACGGGTACTTTTTCGCCAGCCCCAACTACACCTACGCCACCGATGGACAGTCGGCCTCATTCGTGCTCGGCAACACCCAAAACGGAAACTACTACTCCGGGGTGTTCATTCGCTGCAACGCCGATCGCACCACGGGCGCCTACTGCCTGGCCAAAGAGGGCGAGGTCCGCGTCGGCAAGTTCACTCGCTCGGGCACCAGCTGGACGTTCGCCACTCCGATGACCTTTCAAGGCGGGCTCTCGTCAGTCAAACAGGGCGCCCGTATCGAAATCCGTTGCAGCGGCAACAACTTCTTTGTCCGCGTGAACGGAAAGCCCGTCACCTCAGCGACCGATGTTTCAGGCGCCATCGCCGCCGGGCCGGACTATCGATACGCCATGTTCTGTGTTCAGCGGGCAACGTCGTGGTTCACCTACGACTCCTACCGCATCGCAGCATTCGCCATGTCCGATTACGTCGCCTCGGGAGGTAGTGCCACCTTGTCGAACGCGTGGAGCCTAACCCGCTCGTCCACATCGGGTTTCACCTATACCGACCCCATCACCTCAGCGGGCCAGCTACCGGCGTCGTTTTTCACCTTCACCGACTACGCCAATGGCGCCACCATCACCGACCTCGGCCGGGGCGCGGTGACCGTGGACCAAGCCGGGCTCTACAAGCTGGCCACCACGTGTCGCCCATACTCGGCCAAGGGGCCAGTTACCCCGCATTGGTGCTTGTACCGCAACGATGTTCAGGTCACCGGAGCCATCGGTCCCGGCGCCGAATTCGAGATCCTGCTCAACGCGGGCGACAAGATCCAACCCGCCCTGATCGTTGTCGATTACGACGTGCGCTCCAACGGCTCCACCGGCTCGGAAACCATCGTGCCGCGCACCATCACCCAAGTATTCGGCGTGGCCTCCTTCACGGGCCGAAAACTCATCTGACACACCCACAGGAGAACTCACCCATGACCACACCCGAAGCACCAGTCACCGTCGATGACGACGAGGATCTGACAGACCCCCCAGCCCCGTCGCCCACCCCGGACCCGCCGGCACCGGAACTGGCGCAAGAGCCGCCCACGCCACCGCAGACGGCGCAGATCCCCGAACCGAGCACCACGTTCACCATGCCCGAGCTGCCCGGAATCACCTTCGCTGTCGTGCGTGGCGGCTTGGACATCGACGGTAAAACCAACCCGCCCAACTGGATACAGATCACCGGAACTGACAACGAGGGAGCGATAGTGTCCCGCATAGGATTCGCCGGGCCCTAACGTGCCCTGGTCCACCAGCCCGACCGCTCCCGCCACGCGGTCGGGCGGCAAGTGGTCGGTCAATCCGGCCGTGCCAGCTCCCGCACCAAACGGCCGGTGGCACGCCATCATCGGGATCGATGCCGCACTGGCAGTGATGTGTGTCGGCGAGGTCGAGCTGACCGCCATGCAAGCCATGGGCGTGGTCTTGTCGGTACACCTTGACCGCGAGCTGGCGTTGGCCGCGGTGTACCAGCTGGCCGCGCAACGCTCAATCCTCATCACTCGCAACCTTGCGCTACAGGCCACATTCCAACAAGACCTCGCGCTGGCCGTCACCATGGAACGGGCGCTGTTCCTGGCCAAGGTGATCGGCGCCGACCTCAGTAGCGCACTGGAGATGACCGGCACCATCGGCTTGCAACGCGTGGCCGCAATCGATCTGACGCGCAACCTCACGGCGCCGCGCTCGATCGGTTTCGACAAGCTGCTGCCCGTCGACCTGACACGGACCGTCTCGATGTCTTCGGCGCTGGTGATCGAGCGCGTCGCCAAGATCGACGCCGCCCTGTCGGTAACCATGACGCGGGCATGCAGCCTCGGTTATCCGCCAGGCGGGCTGCCCACGCTGGCCACCTACACCACGGCCGGGGCGTTCGCTCACAACATCGTGCGCAACTGCGACTTCATGGACTGCGTTGGGTGCGGTGCCGGAGGCGGCGGCGGTGGCGGTGACGGCGGCCTGGGCAGCACCGGACAGGGCGGCCGTAAAGGCGCATGGAATGCGCGCACCGTGGCCCGCAACATCGACATCCCCGGCTCCGCATTGACCCTGACCGGCATGGTGGGCGCGCCCGGAGCCGCGGGGGCCAAGGAGAAGGACGGCGGCGCCGGCGGTGACACCACGTTCCTGATCGATGGGGTCACCACCACGTGTGCCGGCGGCGCCGGCGGTAAAGGCGCCTACGCCGGCAACGGACTCAACCAGCCCGGCGAGGCTGCGGGCAACACCACCATCAACGGCCAGACCTACACCGGCGGCGCACAGGCAGGCACCAACACTAACGGCAACGCGCCCGGAGGTGGCGGCGGTCCCGGCTCGGGCGGCGTCTTCGGAATCGCCAACCCCGGACGCCTCGGCGGAACGGGCGTCGCCCATATCCGGTCCTACCAATAGAAGGGAAACCCATTATGGCCTGGGGAATTTCGTCGTACCTGGCGAACAAACTGCTCGATCACATCTGCCGCAACGTGGCCTACACACCACCGGCAACCGTGTACGCCAAGATGCACACCGGCGATCCCGGCGCGAACGGAACAGCCAACGCATCCTCGGTGGCCACCCGCTACCCGTGTGCGTTCAACGCTGCTGCGGCCGGTTCGATCAGCCAATCCAACACCCCCGAGCACACCCTCGGTGCCACGGAAACCATTGCCGGGGTGTCGTTCTGGGATCACCCCACGGCCGGGAACTTCTTGTGGTCATCGCAGGCCGCCGCCTCCAAGTCCGGTGCCAGCGGCGACATCATCCGCATCAACACCGACACCCTCGCACTCGGCCCGATGGCGGCATGATGCGCCGCCAGCTGCTCATCTACCCGGCCCTCTACCTCGCCGTGTTCGCCGTCGCGTTCCGCCTCGGCTGGTGGGCATCCGACCGGCTCTCGTCCTACGCACAAGAAGTAGATCCACGCATCGAAAGGGAGTACACGCGATGAGTTTCCGCACCGCATACGGCAATACGGTGTCCGAGAACGGTTGGCGCATGTGCAACCGGGACGAATGCGACATCGTCAAGATTCCCGAGCTGTACCTCGTGGACACCGCACCGCTGCGCAAGGGCGCCCCGCTGACCATCCTGGGCGCATGGCTGTACTGGTATGACCGCAACGTCGAAGAGATCACCTCGCCCGTGTGGGGCTGGTCGGCCACCAACGATGTCGCCAACTCCAATCACCTGGCGGGCACCGCTGTTGACGTGATGGCACCCAAATACCCCTGGCAGCGCTACACCATGGACGCCGCCACGCAGGCCAAGGTCCGCAAGGGCCTGGCGCTGTTCGAGGGCTCGGTGTTCTGGGGCCGCGACTGGTCGCGCCCCGACGAGATGCACTACCAGATGGCCTGGCCCGAGGGCGACAAACGCAATGACGCATTCGCCGACAAGCTGCGCGCCGGATACCTCGGCATCTACAGTCCTACGCAGCCCCCGGCGGTCGATCCTATTGCGCTACACCAGAAATTCGTCCAAGAAGCTCCCGACCGCAAGCTACTGGAATACATCGCCGAACAACTCGGGCCAGGACATCCCGACTGGGCATCAAAAGGTATGACGCTGCGCGACAAGGTGTGGTCCAAGTGATCGGCATCGGAGACCGCAACGAAACGGTCCGTCAGTGGCGGGCCGTGATGAACGACCGGTTCGGGCCGCTGTACACCCGGCTGCTGGGGCCGCTTCCGCAAGACACCGACGAGTTCGGGCCGCGCGCTGCGGCGTGGGCCGCCGAATATCAGCGCCGCACCGGCCAGATCCCCACCGGGCAGGTGTCCGATGATGACCTCCGCGCGCTGGGCATCACGCCCCCGGCCCCGCCCGCCAATCGCCACCTGGGCCTGATGTTCCGGGGCACCGGCGCCATCATCGGCCAAGACTACGTATCTCGCGTCATGGCCGCCGTGGCCAACCTCGTTGAGGAAGTGCACCCCGAATTCGCCGCAACCATGGGCGGCCTGCCGGTCGGCGCCGCGGGCAGTCCCGGTGACATCTCGATGGCCAAGGCCGTGGACATCGCCGTGGCCGACGCACAACGCATATTCCTGGAGCGCTACCGGATCAACCCCAACATCAGGGTCGTCATCGGCGGATACTCGGCCGGCGCGGTCGCGGGCGCCCGGTTCCGCGCGTGGCTGGCCGAGCACTACCCGGACAACTACCTGTGCTCATTCAGCTTTGGTGACCCCACCCGGCCCCACGGTGGCAGCTACTACGGCGGCCCAATCCTGGCGGGACAGGGTATTTCATCGTGGCGGTTCGGCGATGTCACCGACTACCGGCACTGCTGGCTCACCGACCCTGGCGACATGTACGGCAACATCCCCCTCGGGGTGGTCGGGGACATCATGGACGACTGTTTCGACATGGTGACCGCATTCCAGATCACTGACCCACTCGGGGCCGCTGGTGCCATCCTGCCCAAAATCCCCGAAATCGCCGCCAAGGCATTGGGTGTCGAGCTGCCCGCCATATTCGGCGCGCTCACTGGTGGCCCCAACGGTATCGCCGCGCTCGGCCTACCCATGGTGCTCGGCGGTCTACAGGGACTACTCGGCTGGGGCGATATCAACAAGCTCACCGGGCCCGCGGCCGCGGCGCAGGCCGCCTTGATCGCGCTGCGTTTCGTCACCACCAGCCCACCGACCGCCGCGCATATTCAATACGAATACCGCGAGGTCTGGCCCGGCCAAACCTATCTCGGCCTCGCCATCCAGCACGTGCGCGACTGGGCCAGCCGCACCCCCGCCATAGCCGCGTAGATCAGTCCGCCCCCGCGCGAGGAGAGCGCGCAGGGACTCCCCACACCGTAGCGTTCCCTATCCATGGCGCCATCGAAACAACTCCCCCTGAACTGCCCAAACGCAGTTATCCACAACCCAACCGCCGAGAGGACCGTCATGCACATCACCATCCCGCCCTGGCTCAAGGACGCCGCCGTTGACGCTGCCGAGCGCGCTATCAAGACGTTCGCGGGTGGCTTCATCGTCGGCGCCAACCTGGCCGACGCCGCGGTGAACGCAGCCCTGACCGAGATCGATTGGCAGAGCGGTATCAATGTCGGCGCCGGGACGCTGGCGGTATCGCTCATCTTCTCTGCGGCATCGATCAAGCTGGGCCGATCCGGTACCGCCTCGGCCACCAAGGCGGTCGTACCGTCCAGCCTGTTCAAGCTCGTGGCGGGCAGCGGCCGGTGAGCCCCGACCAGATCCAAGCCGTCGGCGGCGCCATCGTCGCCATCCTGGGCGCCTGGCAAGCCCGCACCTCGCGCAAAGTCCGCGACCTGGAAGCTCAACTAGCCATCGTCGTAGGCCAGCGCGACCAATATCGTGACAAACTCCGCGCAGCCGTCCGACACATCCGCGAATGGATGGGCTGGGCGCGACAACACAGACCCGAAACGCCCACACCCGAACTACCAGCAGAGCTGGTCGACGAGGTGTAGAGAGCCCACACTGATTGCAGGCCAACGAAATAACGCCCCTCACCCCGACCCGGTGAGGGGCGCTATTCGTGTTTCTAGTGCACTAATCCAGCACGCGGGCCCGGCTTTGCGTTGTGCCGTTTCTGTCCACCACCGCATCGCAGGTGTAGGGACGCATCCCCGTGTAACCACCAAACGCGTTCTTGGCGTTGACATTGCCCGTCACCGTAAAGTAAATATCACCGCGGTCGGGCGAGTAGTCCAACTCGGGATCGCGACCACCTCCATGCGCCACGCCTTCACGGGCCACCTCATCGGCGAACTTCGCACTCTCAGGGTCACGCATGCGCTTCATGAGAGCGGACTGGCATGTCTCGATCGCGTACTTTTGCCTCACTTCAACGCTCACACCAACGTTTCCGGATTGGCCCGACAGCCCTATTGCGCACGCCGCCATGAACGCCAGCAGCCCGACAAATACCCCCAGACACACCCACAACGCTTTCGCCGGGGTGCCCATCTCTCTCGCCATGGACGGCAGATTACAAGATCACGCCCAGGTCAGAAGTGGTTACAGGAGTGCTCACATCGCGGCGGGCATGCCCC